TAAGAATGATTACTACGGCGATGATTATACGGGTGGATATGAGCGAAAAGACAAAGAACGGAGAAAGATAATGGGCCCTATCAAAAGAAAAGGGATTAAAAAATATATTGATAGGTGTTATAAAATTATTGATAAATACAAAGCACAAATTAAACGAAATATATTAAGTCAAAAAGATAAACCATCAGAACACGGATGGAACGAAATACTCGTTAATCAAATTAAAATTAAAGATGTATTTTTATTAAAGAGAAGTGATTATCCATCTATTAGAAAGGCAATAGAAAAAATCGCAACAGGTAAACTCACCGTAGGTTCACCAGCACAATTTAGAAAATGGTATAACCAACGAGGTGGTATCATTAATGAAGGATTTGGTGGAGAACTATCAAAGAGTGATAAGAAAAAATTTGAAAAAGAAAGAACAGAAAATGCAGAAGTATTGGGATATACATTAACAGGTGTTAAAGATATAAAGGAAGAGTTCGGTGCACCTGCAGGAACCATTCCATCACCAAGTAAAAAAGGTGTTGAGAAGATGAAACGAAAAGGTAACACTTCAGTTCCTTATGGTAGTGGATATAAAAAAGTGAACGAACAAGATAAAAAAATTAAAAAAGTGATTGGTATTTATGGTGGAAGATTTCAACCATTTGGGCCTCATCACTTTAAAACTTATAAATGGTTGAAGTCACAAGTAGATGATGTTTATATTACTACAAGCGATATCAAAAAACCACCAAGACACCCAATGAATTATTCAGAAAAAGTTCGTCATATGACAAAAATGGGTGTTCCAAAAAATAAAATCGTAAAAGAAAAAACACCTTATGTTGCAAACAACGCTTTGAAAAAGTTTGATTCAGAAACTACTGCAGTTGTTTATATCTTTGGTGCAAAAGACGCAGGAAGATTAGTTGGTGGTAAAAAGAAAAGTGGTGGTAAGACTTATTATCAAGATTTTAAAAAGAACAAAAAGAATTTAGAGGGTTATGAACAACATGGATACATACTTACTGCACCACATCAATCTATTAAAGTGGGTGGACAAGAAGTAAGTGGAACCGTAATGAGAAATCTATTAGGTAGTCCTAAAGTAAAGAAAGAAGAAAGACCTAAACTATTTAAACAAGCCTTTGGATATTATGATAAAGGTGTTTACAATATGATGACTAATAAGTTTAAGAAATTATTTGAGATGTTTGATAGTTTTTTAATACGAAATGATTTATCAGAAATATTAAAAGAGGGTTCTAATACAAATTTATTTCCTATAGATGACGGCCCACCTACATTTTATGATGGATTTAGTGACTACAAAAAACATTCTAAAGAATGGATAGAGTCAATGTACAAAAGTTCAGATGAAGGTATGGGTTGGGAATTAGTTCATTATATATTAGGTAAAAATGCAAATGACCCTGGTTTAGATTTCACCACAAGAATGGATAAAGTACCTACGGTTGCATATGGTAGAAGAGGTGCAGGGCCATATGGTGAAAGATTCCCAAGTAAAGACCCAGTTAAGGCATATAAGAAGTGGTTAGAGAATGTAATTAGTGGACTTGACTTTGAAGTGGTAAAGTGGTTTGGATTGACAGATAATGAAAGAGATGTGACAGGTGTACCTGTTGAAGCTCCTGCATTACCAGGTGTTCAAACACAAGACCAAAATACACAAAGAGCAGTTGAACTTGATTTGGCACCAGGTGATGAATCTATGGGTGATGCAATTGATGATATTCAAGAATCATTTATGAAAGATGTTGACTTATTAATAGAGGGTGGAGCATATGGACACATGAGTCATCCATTTGATGATAATAATTTGACCTTTTCAGATTTGAAGATGATAGTTATTAATGGATTGGGAGGAAAATTAGATAGAGAAGATGGTGTTACAGAGAAACTTGATGGACAGAATTTAATGGTAAGTTGGATTGATGGTAAGTTAAGAGCAGCTCGTAATAAAGGACACCTAAAGAATTTTGGTAAAACATCACCAACAACAAGTGGAATAAAATCTATGTTTAGTGGTAGAGGAAATATAGAAAAAGCTTTTGTAGGTGCAATGAAAGATTTAGAAAAATCAATCGGTTCATTATCAGATAAACAACAAGAGAAGATATTTGGTAATGGAAAACGATGGATGAACTTAGAGGTTATGTATCCAGCAACTTCAAATGTAGTAGATTATGATGTGGCAGAAATAGTATTTCATGGTACATTAGAGTATGATGAAAGTGGTAGACCAATAGGACAACCAAAAGACTCAGCTCGTATGTTGGCAGGTATGATTAAACAAACAAACAACCATATACAAAAAATGTTCAAGATTGGTAAACCAAACTTCTTGACCGTACCAAAGGTACAAGATTTTGGTAAGAAGAAAAATATGTATTTAGGAAAATTAAAAAAATTACAATCACAATATGCATTGAGTGATAAAGATACTTTAGGTATGTATCATGAATCGTATTGGAGAGAATATGTTTATAATGCATCAAAACAATTTAAAGTAAAATTAAAACCTACACAATTTGCAAAGTTGGTTAAGAGATGGGCATACTTTGATAAATCATATAAGATACCACAAATCAAAAAAGACTTTGGTAAAAATCAAAAGTTTTTAGATTGGATATTAAAAACAGATAAACAAGACCATAATAAAATTTTTAAACAAAATATAAAACCATTTGAGGTATTGTTCTTTGGAGTAGGTGCAGAAATACTTAAAAATATAAGTGGATATATGGCAGTTAATCCTGATAAGACTATTCAAAAAATGAGAAAAGAAATTATCAGTGCAATGAAAGATTTACAAAAACCAGATAAAATAGAAAAATTAAAAAAACTAAAACTACAGATTGAAAAACTACAGAAGATTGGTGGTTTAGATGCAATAGTACCAAGTGAAGGTATAGTATTTAAATACAAAGGTAAAGTATATAAATTTACAGGAGCATTTGCACCAATCAATCAAATACTCGGTAGTATAAAATTTGGATAGGAGTTATAATGGCATATAGTAAAGAAGCAGAAAGACAGAATAAGGCCTTGGCCGATTTAATGGCAGGAAAAGAACATGAAAAAGAATATGTTCAAGTAGGATACGAAGGTAAAAAAGAAGACCTTGGTGGAAAGACAAGAGAATCAGAATTAAGTAAAGTAATGCAAGATGCAAGAATGCCTTTGTTTTGTCCTAAGTGTGATAAAGCAATGAAGAAAAAACTTGATGATAAGTTTTGGAGAATTAAAGGACATTGTTTTGATTGTCAAGTAGAATTTGAAAACAAACTAAGAATGAAAGGTGAGTTTGAAGATTACGCACAACTAAAAATATTAGAAAATCAGAAGGCATATTTAATAGATATGGAACAAAGTATTGATGAATTTGAAAAATCAGGTGGTAAGAAAACTTGGTTAAATAATGTAGGTGTAAACACACCTGAACTTGAAAAGGAAAAGTGGGAAATGGGTAAAAAAGATTTTGAAAACCAAGTCACAGAGGCTAGAAAGTTCATACAAGATGCAAAAGATAAAGTAGAAGATTTTGAAAAACAAATACAAGGAGACAAATAATGATTGGTAAAATAATCGGATTCATAACAAATCTATTTTTTGGTGGAAAGAAAAAAGAAGAAGTCAAAAAATTAGATAAGGCAATTCAAGTTAAAAACGAAGAGGTTAAAGACCTTGAGAAAAAAGTAGAAGTACTTGAATCTAAAAAAAGAGTAAACAAAAAAGAAGTAGCTACTCTTAAAAGAAAAGTAACTAATACTAAAAAACAAATTTTAAAGGCCGAAGAAGCAGTCAAAACAGACGATGTTGATGAAGCAGTAAAATTTTTGAAGAAATTTAGTAAGTAATATATATTTATATATATGAAGTATTTTATTTACATATTATTTCTTGGTTTATTGTTTGGGCAAGATTCAAAAACTTACACCTTTTCAGAAGAGGAAGTTCTTGGGTTCACTAACAAAATCAAAGAATTAGAGTTAAAAGATAGTTTGAATGTATCTTTAGTATTGGATTTAGAAAAACAAATCCTTTTATTAGAAGATAATTCAAAATCTGATTCTCTAATTATTGATTTCAGAACACAACAACTTCAATTACAATCAGAGACTATTAATCTCTATAAAGAAAAGGTTAAGGTAGTGAAACCTAAGTGGCACGAAAACAAATGGTTATGGTTTGTTTATGGTGTTGCCGCAACTTCGGTTTCTGTTAAACTTGCAGGCGAACTAAACTAATGGCAGAACAACTTAAACAAGTAATTAAACAAGAGTATATTAAGTCTGCGAAAGACCCAGCATATTTCTTGAGAAAGTATTGTGTGATACAACATCCAATCAAGGGTAAGATTCCTTTTGAATTGTATGATTTTCAAGAAAAGACAATAGAAGAGTTTGAGAGTAATCGTATGAATGTTATTTTGAAAGCTCGTCAATTGGGTATATCCACATTAACTGCAGGTTATGCATTGTGGATGATGACATTTCATCAAGATAAAAATATATTGGTAATTGCAACTAAACAAGATGTTGCAAAGAATTTAGTTACTAAGGTTCGTGTTATGCATGCGAACTTACCGAGTTGGTTGAAACAAAGATGTGTTGAGGATAATAAATTATCACTACGATATGTTAATGGTTCACAAGTCAAGGCAGTATCATCAGGACCTGAAGCTGCTCGTTCAGAAGCTCTATCATTATTGATATTAGATGAGGCAGCATTTATTGACAAGATTGATGATATATGGACTGCATCTCAAGCTACTTTAACAACTGGTGGTCAATGTATTGCATTATCAACACCAAATGGTGTGGGTAATTGGTTCCACAAAACTTGGGTAGAAGCTGAAGAAGGACGAGGTATGTTCAACTTCATTAAACTTCATTGGACGGTTCATCCTGATAGAGATGATACTTGGAGAAACGAACAAGATGTTTTATTAGGGCCAAGTGGTGCAGCACAAGAATGTGATTGTGACTTCTTAACATCAGGTACTGGTGTGATTGACCCAATACTATTAGAAAATTTAAGAAAAAAATCTTGTAATGACCCAATTGAAAAGAGAGGAATTGATAGTAATTGTTGGATATGGGAACCACCAGACTATACAAAAAACTATGTGGTATGTGCTGATGTTAGTAGAGGAGATTCTACAGACTATTCTGCATTTCATATAATTGAAGTTGAATCATTAGAACAAGTCGCAGAGTATAAAGGTAGAATAAATACTAAAGATTTTGGGAACATGTTAGTTAGTATTTCAACAGAATATAACGATGCCTTACTAATTATAGAAAACAATAATATTGGTTGGGCAACAATCCAACAAGTAATAGATAGGGATTATCCTAATCTATTTTATACAAGTAAAGATTTAAAATATGTAGATGTTCAACATCAGTTGACAAATAAATTTAGAACATCTGAAAGAAATATGGTGGCTGGATTTTCAACAACAATGAAAACCAGACCATTAATTATTGCAAAACTTGAAGAGTACTTTAGAGATGAATCAGTAGTGATTCATTCTAATAGACTGATAGATGAGTTATTGACATTTGTATATGTTAATAACAGAGCCGAAGCAATGAGTGGATATAACGATGACCTTGTTATGTCATTTGCTATCGGATTATGGGTTCGTGATACTGCATTAAGATTACGAACTGAGGGAATTGAATTAACAAAAAAAACCTTAACCATGATGAACCAAGAAGGAGTTTACACACCAAACGATAGTAACAATGGTGAGTGGGATTGGGAAATTGGTAAGGATAAAAAAAAAGAGTCATTAGAGTGGCTCTTGTAAGTGAGGTAAAAAATGGCAGATACAACATTATTTGGTAGATTAAGAAGATTATTTAGTACGAATGTAATCGTAAGAAATGTCGGTGGTAGAAAATTAAAAATCGCTGATACAGACCAAGTACAATCACAAGTGAAATCACATTTAGTTGATAGGTATTCAAAACTACATTCCAACTTAGATTTAGTTGGTACAGGTTATTCAACCGTTCATCAAGTGATGGCTGCAAGACTTGCATTATTCAAAGATTATGAATCAATGGATAGTGATAGTATTATATCAAGTGCATTAGATATCTATTCAGATGAATCAACAATGAAATCTGAGTATGGTGATGTATTAAAGATACAATCAGATAACGAAAACATCAAAGAAATATTACATAATTTATTTTATGATATTATGAATATTGAATTTACTTTATGGCCTTGGGTTCGTAATATGTGTAAATATGGTGACTTTTATCTTTACTTAGATGTTAGTGAAAAGTATGGTATTACAAATGTGATTCCACTTTCACCTTATGAAGTCGTAAGGGCAGAGGGAGAAGACCCAGAGAATCCTTACTACACTAAGTTCTACTTAGAAAGTATTGAAGGTGCACATCCTTATCTTGGTCAAAATAATAAAACCAGTCAAGGAAAAAATATTGAGTTTGAAAATTTCCAAGTTGCTCACTTCAGATTAACGAATGATAGTAACTTCTTACCTTATGGTAAATCAATGATGGAAAGTGCTCGTAAAACTTGGAAACAATTAACACTTATGGAAGATGCGATGTTGATTCACAGAATCATGAGAGCACCATCAAAAAGAGTTTATAAGATTGACATTGGTAACATACCACCAAATGAAGTTGATAATTATATGCAAAGAATCATCAACAAGATGAAGAAGACACCTTTCCTTGATGAGAATACAGGTGACTATAATCTAAAATACAACATACAAAACTTAACAGAAGACTTCTTCTTACCAGTTCGTGGTGGAGATAGTGGAACTGAAATCAACGAGTTGGGTGGATTGGACTATGATTCAACCGATGATATTGAATATTTAAAAAATAAAATGTTGGCATCACTAAGAGTACCAAAGGCATTCTTAGGGTTTGATGAAAATGTCGGTGGTAAAGCAACACTTGCAGCAGAAGATGTAAGATTTGCTCGTACCATTGAAAGAATTCAAAGAATTGTTATTTCAGAGTTAACAAAGATTGCAGTTGTTCACTTATATTCACAAGGATATACAGATGAAGAGTTAGTAAACTTTGATTTGGAACTAACCAATCCATCAACTATGTATGACCAAGAAAAAGTAGAATTGTGGAGTTCAAAGGTATCATTGGCTCGTGATATGGTAAGTGACAAAATCTTACCTACAGAATGGGTGTATGATAATATATTTAATTTCTCTGATGAGGAAAAGAGTATAGTCAGAAAACAAATCATTGATGACCAAAAAGATAAGTTCAGACATGAACAAATTGAACAAGAAGGTAATGACCCTAAAGAAAGTGGAGATTCAGTTGGTACACCAAGTGACATGCAGTCAAGTGGTGGATTTGATGAAGATAGTTCATCTGGTTCTGTATTTAATGATAAGGGTGGTTCACCTGAAGGTGGGTTTGAAGGTGCTGGAAGACCTAAAGAAGCCAATAAATATGGTAAAGAGAGTGGTGCGAGAGGTCGTAATCCATTAGGTAAAGAAGACTTAAAACCGAGAAATAAAAAAAGTAAGTTCTCGTCACCACTGGCATTAGCACATTACGATGCGTTAAAGAAATCCATGGGTAGTAAAGCAACAGAATTAATCTCAGAAGATAAGAAAATTGATGAGGTCAGTAAAGAGTACAATGAATATAAAGAAGATAAAACTAAAAAATAATGTAGTTTAAATACACATTTCTTGAAAGTTTTATATTTATTAGTGTAGTATAAAAGGATATTGGAGCAAATATGTCTATTTCAAATGTTAAACATAACAAAATAAAAAACACGGCAATTCTATATGAATTATTAAGTCGTCAAATCACGGTTGATGTGTTAAATGACACAAAAGATTCACCAGCCGTTAAGATATTTAAAGAATTTTTTAATAAAAATACAGAATTGGGTAAAGAATACGAACTTTATCGTATTATAACCGAGAAAAAGTATTCACAAGAATCTCATGCGGTTAAACTACTTGAGGCTGTTGTAACAAGTCGTCAACGATTATCAAATCGCAGACTAAATAACGAAAAGTATAATTTAATTAAGACAATTAAAGAAAACTATAATGTAAAAGACTTTTTCAATACAAGATTACCAAACTTTAAAGTATTTGCTTCAATATATAGAGTGTTTGGTGTATCTGAAAATCCAAATCCTATTGAAACTACAGATAGTACAATTACATTGGTAGAACATATCACTTCAAAACCTAAAGATGATAAAAGTAAGTCTAAAGTCATGGAAAACTTATCAGAACAAGATAAAGACCTAAGATTGTTGACTTATCAATTATTAGTAGATAAATTTAACTCTAAATACAAATCTTTAAACGAAAGTCAAAAAGATTTATTAAAAGAGTATATTAATAATCTATCTAATACTAATTCGTTGAATGAGTTTGTTAATAGTGAAATTGTTAAAATTAAATCAACTCTAAAAAAATATGTAGCTAAAGTAGATGATGATATTACTCGTATTAAATTAGAAGAGGCCATCAATCACATTGACACATTGGTTCCATCAAAAGTAGTTAAAGATAAAAATATAATCTCACTAATGAGATATTATGAGTTAATTAAGGAATTAAAAGATGTCACTATCAGAAAAACAACTTAAAGAACTTCTCAAAAAAATAATTCGTAAAGAACTTCAAGAAAAAGAAATTGAAGAAGTATCAACTTCTGCGGCAACACCTGGATATATGACACCAAGAGCATTTAGTGGTAAAGGTTCAGTAGATGGTGTTCCATTGGATAGAAGAGATTCAGTTGCAAGTGGTAGTGGATATTCCAAAGTAAATGAAGATAAAGACATAGGTCATCAAGATGATGAACCAAACATGTTAAGGTCAACTACTTTAGAGTTAATGGAATATAGTAAAAAACTTCATGATGCATTAGAAAAATATGATGATTCATCTGAAGAAATAGATTTTCCTAATTGGTGGCAATCAAAACTAATCATATCAAAAGAATATTTACAAAAAGCATATCATTACTTAGATTCAGAAGAAAAGTTAAGTAATGAAGTCCAAACTGAACAGATTAACGAAGTAATGTTTGCAGTTAAAGTTGAGAAAGATGGTCAAACTATACAAACTATTGTTAATGCATCATCTAAATCACAGGCAAAAGCTAGAATCGCAAAAATACTTAAAGGTGGAATGAAAGCAGTTAAAGATGTTCAAAGAGTACAACCAACTCTTGGTAAACAAATTGATAAAAAAATTGAAGGATTTAAAAGTGATGCACAGAGAAGAGCTGCATTCGCAAGTGGTTATGAAGAAAAGGGTAAAAAGAAAAAGAAAGAGGGTGTAAATGAAGGTCGTTATCACACATGGAGAAACGATGAAACATTATCACCGAAACAAAAGATTGGTCGTTCAATGAGAGAAGTTAAAAACGCATTGAACTCATTATCCAAACAAATAGATTTTAATGTTCGTCTAAAAAATGAACTAAATGTAGATTCAAGTTCTTATTGGAAAACAACCCATAAGGCATTGAACTCAGTATCAGAGAGATTAGTCAAGTTGGCTAATAAAGTTGGAAAACTACAATGAAACTAAAAGAATTAATCAACGAGAATTTGTGGAACGAAAGAAAGTTTGGTGAACCATTACCAACACTTGAAGACACAATGAAAGCTCATCAATTAAAAGAAAAAGAAGAAGATGGATATGTATCAATCGGATTTGGTCGTTTCAAGAAGAAGGGTCAAGAAGATAAAGATGGTGCAGATGTATATGTTAAATCTGATAAAGGTCAGTATGTAAAAACTAAAGACCAATCATCAGATGATAAGGGTGATGATAGTGAGAAGAAAGAAAAACCAAAGGTAAATATTTTTGATAAACCAAAAGGTAAAAAAACAGCAGATACACTAACAAAAGGTTTAAAAGATGGTGGATTAAATCCATATAAAGACGGCCCATTGATTAATCAAGCATTAGATGATATTGGTGGAGACCATTCAGATTTAAAAAAGAGA